ACCTATTGTCCATTTAGTATTTAATGTAACTGTTGAATCAAAACTTTCAACTGTATTATGTTGAAAATTATCACCAATAATGTTTTTATAAGTATTATTATATCCTTTAAAACTATCCCCAATAATATTAAAATTGAAATCATTTCCAATAGTATTAGAATAGAAATTATTTCCAGTAGTATTATAATTAAAATAATCCCCAATAGTATTATAATTAAAATAATTCTCAATAGTATTATAATTAAAACTATTCCCAATAGTATTAGAATTAAACTCATTTCCAATAGTATTAGAATAGAAATTATTTCTAATAGTATTAGAATAGAAATTATTTCTAATAGTATTAGAATAGAAATCATTTCCAATAGTATTATAATTAAAATAACTTCCAATAGTATTAGAATTAAAAGTATTTCCAATAGTATTAGAATTAAAAGTATTTCCAATAGTATTAGAATTAAAAGTATTTCCAATAGTATTAGAATTAAAAGTATTTCCAATAGTATTAGAATTAAAATCATTTCCAATTACAGTATTATTAAAACAATCTTCTTCAAAATTATTTGAATAGCAATAATATTCTGAGTTACCATTAGGAGATAAATAGAAAACTGTATTATTATAATTTATATTATATC